TGAAAAGCCCTCACTTTCTTTTGTTACTTTAAAGTCAATTGATTCGCCAAGTTTGGTGTCACCTTTATTAGCTTTTAACAAGCTTTTAGACTGACTAACTACGTCTTGTCCAAATGACTTCAGATATCGTTCTAGTGCTGGGTATTGCATTATACACTAGCAACAAATATTTCAACGTCAACGTCATCGGTGCTTCTTGGTCTTACTTGTATACTTGTAATGTCTTCAAGCGTTGGAAAGTTTGGCGTTGTGTCAGCTTCCGCAATTGCTGCGGTGTCTGCTTGACAAAGTAAATGTGAAGTACCAGCTGTCATTACGACTTGATAGTTTGTGTTTTCTGTAACTATTGCTAAGTCCATAACCGCTGAAGTGCTTAGGTTTGTGATTCTTATATACTTACAGTTTTCTAAGTCTAAAGCACCAGCTGAACCGTAAACATTGCTGTTAAACGTTGCTATTGTCGTAGTGTTTGAGTGCGGACAGGTCACAACCCTTTCAAAAGTGTCTGTAATGTCTGCAACTGTTAAATTGTTCGTTGAACCTCTTTGTGCTCCGTTTATAACGATTGATTCGGTCAACGTGACTGTTAAGTTTGCCATAATTTATATTTTAATTGTTATTTTTGGTGGTATTAATTGTATTTCTATTTTCCATATTCTAAATTTAAACATTAGTAGCCTGCGCCTTGTGACGTAACTGGTATTTGACAAGAACTAAAGTCATTCATTACTTTAACACCAATATTAAAAACATAACCACATAAAAGATTGTCAAATCTTTCTGAAAATGGTTCTATTGTAAATTGATCTTGTGTATAATAAATTGCTTGATTTATGTCATTAACACCCGCTAGTGATTGTTGCGTACTATGTCTTAGCATTGATATAATATCTACTGCTATTGCAAGTTGTTGGTTGTATACTTCTTGTTCGTTGTTTTTAAAGTCTATAAGCTTAGTAAGTTGTTCAGCTTGATAAGTTTGCCAGTTTTCTTTTTCCGAAACTAGATCGGCTAAAAAGATTTGGAAGTTGTAGATTAATTCGCTTTCACCAGTCGTTACATTTACTGGATTTATGTGCATTAATGGAAAAAGGGTGTCTTTGCTCATATCAATATCAAAAATGTCACCGACTGACACCGTTTCTATTTGTTCGTGGTATTCACCCAAACGACAAAGAAAGTAGATTACGTTATTGTAACTTTTATTGGTTATTGCCATATTTTATTGAATTTTGTGATTGTAAGTCTGTTTCATAAGTTAGCCAAGTTAAAGCTTCTAAAAGATTAAGCTCGGTAATTGTTTTCAATTTTGATATGTCTGCATTTGTCAACCTATACATCACGCCAAACCAAGACCATTTTTCGCTGAAGCTTTGGGTTGCAATAGCTCGTTCGTTTCCTTCAGCTGCGTTATCAAAGATGACTGCAAAGTCTTCACAAATATTTTGCCGAAATTCCAAAAAAAAACCAACGCATTTTGTACTTGTTGAGCTGACATCTTTTTCATTTCTTCAGTTCTTAATTTTATTTCACCGTCATAAGCTTCAATGGTGTAAATTCCGTTCTTTTCGTCTAAAATAGGACGGTATAAAATTGCCATTATTTCTGGCAAATATTTTTCTACGTCAAGTTTTATAAAAGTTTCTATGTCGGCATATTCGCCAAGGGTTATGGAGTCAAGGTCTGGATGGAAGCCGTATCTTTTGTCATCTATTTCTACGATCTTAGAAAGATTAGTGTCAGCTTCAGATTGCAGCTTACCAATTTGACCCATTATAGTAGCAACGTCTGAAAGCTCTAGTTTATTGATTATGTCTTTTGGTATATTAGACAGTTCGCTAATTAACGTTAAAGCTTCACTACTTTTATTGTTTGTTTTGTGCTGTATTAGTTTAGTCCAGTTTTTAAGCGTTACATCATCCCAGCTTTTTATTAACTTAAATTCTTTGACCTTCCCTTTGTTTTTAATTTTGACTTGCATAATTATATAATATAAAAATTTGTAATTTAGTTTATAGATTAAAATATTTGTTTATATTTGCCACGTTTTCATTTCTCTTGTTAGGGGGTCGGCTTCGTGCCACCCCTTTTTTATTGCACAAAATACTTTCCAAAACTACTGTCTATTTCGTAAAACATTCTCATTGCTAAAGCGTCAGCAAAGTCAGGTGAACGACCTATAATATCTTTAACAGTTTCTTTTGGTATTATTTTAAGCTTACCGTCTTTGTCAGCGTCTTTCATTCTCACTTGTTCGCACTCTTCTATTATTTGATTCTTAATTGTTATGTCATTGCAATCAATACCGACTTGACCCTTGTTTATCAGATCAGCTAGCTTGTAATAGCATTGCGTTTTAAGATTCTGATAGTTTTCGTTTTTTAATGGTCGTGCGTTATTTACAAACCCTTTACACCGCAAGTAATCTTTAGCACCACCACCGACACCGTCTTCGTCAATAATAATATTAGTCAATTTAACTTGATTAGCTTGTTGTATATCTCTAATTTCGCTTACAACGTCATTTATAGCCGATTTAAGCAATGTTCTTATTTTTTTAAGGTGTAACCCTTGCCAGTACATAATAACCGTCTTGTCGCTTCCAAAACGTGCAATATCGCAACTTATGTATTTTTCACCCTCAACGCCTTTTTGTTCAAACATATTTAGAATTGCGTCATACTCAATAAGATTGTCTTTTGTTGCGTCATATTCCCAGTTGCCGAATAATAGTCTTTGCTTGCTTAGTTCGTCAAGCGTTTGTAATTGTGTCTTATAGTGTTTAGAGATGTACTCGTTATCATCTACTAAAGATTGTATGAATTTTCTATAAGGTTTTTGAGTGCCTTCTTTTGACGGTCTGTAGTATTGAGTATATACCCAGTTCTTAGCTGGGTTGCAAGTCATTAACATTTTTGGTATTAAGTTAAATTCGTCTAGCTTATATCTCACTCTACTTGACACAACGTTTTTTGCTTTTTCTGTTATTTGGTTAGCTTCGTCAATAAACGCACCAGTTATTTCAAGTGACCCTAAATTGTCAAAGTTTCGATCTGAAGGGTATAAGAATAAATCTTTAAGAATAATTTCTGACTTGTTGTAAAACGTTATTACATTAGAACTTGCATTAAAATTAAAGTGCTTGTTGGCTTTTATATTCCAGTGGTCGCAAACTTCAAAGAAAGTATTTAGAGTTGTTTTCTTTAAGCTGTCTAGTTTTGAACGACCCATTAAATATCTAGTCTTAGGGTATTTTAAACACATTAACACTAACCAAGAACAACCGACCCAAGACTTACCACCACCAGCTGCACCACCAAATAAAACTTCTGTAGTCGTGTTGTCAAATAGATATTCTATTGCTTGTTCTTGCGTATATGTAAAGTTTGCATCAATGTTCAACGCCTTTTATATTTACGTTAATTTTAACTGGTTCTTCACCGCTGCTAAGATCAAGCTCGCTTCGTTCAATATACCCTCGTTTCTTACCTTTTGTCTTTAAATAGAAAATAGTTGCTGAAGTACTGCCATCTTTCATTTGTGAGTGTAATTGACTTTCTGCAAAATCAAGTGCTATGTTTTCAATTTCTTTAACAGCTTTAGAAAAGTCTTCGTCTTCTTTTAACCATTTGTAATAAGTGCTTCTTGGTATATCAGCTGACTTGCAAGCTACCGTCACAACACCAAGACTGTTTTCAAGTGCCTTCAGCATTGCTTCTTTTTTTATGTGTCTACTTTTGTCCATTTATTTTATATTAGAGCGAGTAGGTGGAATTGCACCCCTTCTTTGACTTGGAATAGCCAACGCATTACTCTTTATGCTTTACTCGCATTTTTAGGATAAGGTTTTTTTAATTTTAAACACTTATCTTTAAATTCTTTAGTTAAAGGATATAAATATTTATGCTTCGGTTTGTCTTTTACTCTTTTAAAACCCTTTATACTTCCATATTTAGAATGTAAAATCCTAGTATGTTTTGCAATACCATCTTCAGGGTCAATAGCACTTTCTGCTATTATAGAGCCTACATAATAAAAATTACAAGCTTGATAAATTACTCCTGTATGATTTTGTTTCATATCTGAATAACTTACTATTACCTTTGCAAGAGGTACATATATTTTTAGTATTCTTATACTAATAGCCATTGCTTTACTTGTGCTTTCTTGCTTACCATTTAAAGCCATTCTAACTAATTCTATCACTACTCCCTGTGGTTGCTTAAACGATTTTGCTAGATTGTTATTAGCACCTAATCCGTAAACTATACATCCACACCATTCATTTTTTTTATTAAAAACTGAAAAACCTAAAACATTTACAGGCACACTTTTTGCATAGTGAAATTTTAAACAAGCATATTTAATAGCTTTATGTGATGCCTTTTTTAATATCATAATTCTCCTGCACTTACTGAGTATATTGCCTTTTCATATTTACTTACGACTTCTGCTATTTGTTCTTCAGCATTTTGCAAATCATTTTCATTAGCAAATGTTATTTTTATTATTGGTGGTTTATTATTATTATCTTCTGTTAATTCATTAAAGTCAGGTTCTTCTAAGTCATCTTGATTCTCCCATACATCTAAACCCCATTCGGCAAGCTGCACACTATCCCATTCGTTAGCTAACATATCCCATTCCCATTCTCCAAAGCCTACATTGTCTTTTACTATAAACTCTTTCTTTTGTTCTTCAGTTAATCCCTCAGCTATTTCAATCCATACTTCTTTTAGCCCTGCATCTTTACTTGCTTTCAATCTCATATTGCCACCAAGCACCATCATATTTTCGTCCACAACAATAGGTCTTAGCTTTAACATCTCAGGAAATTCCTTTATTGACTTAACTAATTTTTTAAACTTATCATTTTTAATAAGTCTGGGATTGTTTGGGTTTGGTTTGATCTTATTTATTTTTAATTGCTTTTTCATATTACTTTACATATTTTTTAAACAAACGTCTTTCAAGACTATTGTCAAGTCTTTTTTGTAATTCGTTTTTTATTATTTTTGTTATTCTTGTGTGTGCTACGTCAAACTTGTCTGTCATTTCTTTTAAGCTGTTAGCTTTAGGATTTTTAAAATAATAATCAATTACTTTTTTTGCCAAAGCTTTTGTATCTTTTGGTATTCTAGGTTTTGTTTTCATTTTATTTATCTTTTAAACTTTTATAAGACTTTTCACCTGAAAGTCTTTCTTTTGCTTTAGACCATAACTTATCGTTTTTATTCAAAGAAGCTTCAGTTCTAATTAAAGTTGGCATACCCTCTACAGGTTCGCTTGTCATATTTTTGTTGCATTCACACATAACATCAGCAACCCAAGTGTTATCTTTAAAGATAATTTTGGCTTTACTGACTTCTTTTTCTTGCTTGCCACACTCACACCTGTACAGCGTCATTTCGTAAGACCGCCAGTTCTTGTCTTGCTTTCACAATAAATTCGGTCAAGCTCAAAGTGTAAGTGATTAATTGCTTTTCGTATGTCTTGTTCGGCTGGGTTGCCAGCTTTTTTACCACAACGTAAAAGATAGCTTATTGCAACACCTAAATTATAATTGTCAGCTTGAAAGTCTTCGACAACTTTACGAGCTTCTATCTTATAGGTTTTACCGATGTAATAGTGTGGTATTTCTTCTTTCTTTGTCATTTTCTAATATTTTAATTAAACCGTCTTGGGTATTTAGTTTTCTTGATCTTGAAGACTTTCTGTACTCTTCAGGACTATAAATAAGCTTTACTTCTCTTACTAAATTATTACTGTCGTACTTAACTATCCATCTGCTAGAATAGTGCATTTTGTTTCTTTTTAAATGTGTTAAATAACTCATCTTGTATATTTTTTATAAAGTTTTTTTATTCCTTGATAGCAAGACTGCAAACAAGAACCGCAACTTGTAGTAACGCTATATTTAGTTGAAAAAATAGTGTTATATATTTCTATCATCCGTCTTTTGACTTTTTGATTTTGTGCTTTGCCTGTTTTTATATATTGCCAAATCTCAATAACTTCTTCTATTATTTCTTGTGGTAAGTCTTCAGGTGTTTCAATTTCAGTTGTCTTTTGCCACTTCTTTTGACTGCATTCCATAGGTGCAAGACGTGCCTTAATTTTCATAAAACATCCACAGTCCTTGCAAGTTCCCGTTGGTTTGAAATAAAAAATACAATCTTTACAAATTGATATTCTGTCTTGATATATTTCATTAGAAACAAAAAACTTATTCATAAAATAATTTATTGTTTATTATATAAAAACCATTAGGCTTTAATATTTCTCTGCCATATAAATCATACATTTTATTAATTCCTATTTTGTCTTTGTGTTCTTTTATTCCAACAGTATTAAGATTATATATCACCCAATTATTGCCATCAAATATCAACCAATCTTCTATACTACATACTTCTACTGAACCATTCATATAAATATATACATCATAATTTAATTTTACTGTGTCGGTTAATGTAATTTGTGGAAAATAATAATACATACCTTGTCCTGAATAGCACACCCCATTAGTACAAGCTCCCCACCAAACCTCTATAGAGTCAGGGCTATTAGTTATGTTTGACGTATCAAGACCTACATTAAATCCTTGACTTTGATCTACCCAATATGTTAGTGAATCACATAATTGTGCGGAGGTTTTTAATCCATATACTACAAATAAAAATAAAATTATTTTTTTCATTTATTTTTTTTATCAGCTAAATTCTTTTTTAAAATATATCTTACCTTGTCTATAGTGTTAAAAATACTATTACGACTAATCTTAGTTTTTGCTGCTATACTATCAAGTGTGTTTTTACCTTCGTCTTTGTAGTAATAGAGCTTAAATAATTCCCTATCGTACCAATAAAGACTGTCAAGCTCACGGTCAATGTCTTCTAGCTTTTTCCAATTAGACTCAGTAGTGTCTTCAGGAATATTTGATAAACTTTTATAATAGCTACTAGTATCGGAAAAATTAAACTTGCTACCAGAAGAACCAGAAACGTAATTAAGACTGTCAAGATGTTTGTAATATTTGTCATATTTATAATAAAATCGTGAATACTTACTTGTTAAAGAACGCTTTAAAACTACAGCACCGTATTTCTTAACTCCCTCTATCCCATCTTTTTTATAAATATCAGAAAGTATTTGAGGGTTCATACTAAGAAAATACAACATCAACTCCTGTACAGCTTCGTTGATACGGTCTTCGTCATTAGTCAAACCGAAAGCCATTTTACGAAACTCTGACGTTAAGTCTGCTATTTCACAATAAATTTTATTCATTAGTCGGTTGTAATAAATCAAGTTTGCTTACGGTTTCTTGTAGCATTTGTTCCAAAACAACACGATAAGCTCTTAAAACAGCCGAATTTCTTTTAGTTTCTAAAGCTGCAAAGTAGCCATTTGTCATAACTGCGGTGTTAATTGGTAAAATCATTATCCAGTCGTAAAAATTATTTTCACGAACGCCTTCCCCATACCCATTGTGGTATTCTATGATTGTAGACAGTACGTCAATATAAGAATGATATTTTGCTTTTGTGCTTACTTCTTGTGCGAATTGTTTACACATTGACACATAAACATCAACCGTTGCTTTGTGTTCAGCACTTGAATAAACAATCTTTTGCATATCCAATTATATAAAAAAATTCTATATAATAGACTTGTCTTTTAGTAAGTTTTTAACAGCCTCTTTGTAATAACTTATAAAATCTATATATTCACCTCTAGTAATCTTGGCTGATTGTCTAGCTTGAATTTCTAGCTTTTCGGCTGTACCTTTACCATACTTTGTATCTAAATTAACAGCAAATCGGTATTGTTCACCATAACGAAAAACGTTGCAACCTGCACATTGCACTTGACAATTTTTAAGATCAAACCGAGTTGCTAAGAATTTGCGTGACTGAAAGTGACCATTCTGAAGATTTTTATAAAAGTCTTTCTTATGACAAGTAAAACATTCTGCAATACCATTTTCGTCAGAATTGCTTAATCTAACATAAAGACTAAACCATTTATCTAATTCTTTTTTTAATTTACTTATTGACTTCATTAATTCATTAGTGAATATTTACTAAAAGATACAGGCTCGTTGTATCTGTTTTTACTACTTACAAATTCACTCCTTATTTTATATCCCTCATCTTTTAATTCGCAAATTCTTGATGTTAGCCTCATGATGCCATATTCTTTCATGGCTTCTAATGATGTAATAGAACCTTTGTCATTTAAGTGTCTTACTACTCTTTCTTTTTGTGTCATTTTTTTCATTTTATTTGTTTTTAAATTAATATTATTTTTCATGCTTTCTTTTTAAAATTACCAACATACTTGGTCGCATAGCACTATTTTTAGTATTACCATTTTCATCTACAAATTTTAATCTCCCTTTTATAAACCTTAATTCTCCTTTTCCATAGCAATAATTATGAAACCATTTCGTATCTGTATTTGCAAAAGTCAAAAACACACATAAATCCGCATTACCATTCTCTAACTCTTCATGGGCTTTTTGCAAAAATCCTATCACATTACTATAGGGGGGGTTTATAAAATTTCTTTTTCCCCATTTAATATCTAAACCATTAAAAGAGGAATTTAAAGGACAGGGGTCAAAATCAAAATTAAATTCCTTATTCAGATCATCATATAGTTTTTTTGGAGTTGACCAGTTATCCGTCTTTTTACTAGAAAAAAGTTTTATTTGTTGTCTATTCATTGTCTTATTTGTCTTATTAGCCACATTGTAATGGCTGTTATTAATACCCATCCTATCATTTTAATAGTTTTGGTTCTTCTCTAAAATGTGGAACTTGTTTTGGGTTCTCACCTTTGTCTACTCTTGCTCTAGCATCCCATATAAGCTGCTGATGTTTTCTAAGCCACTTTATATAGGTTGGAACGTTTAAGTGTATAAAATCGCTTGTTATAGGGCTTCTTACGCCTAAATTAAAAGCGTTTTCAGCATCTTCAAAATAAAAGTTCTTATACATTCTTTTAAGATCAGTAGCTAAACTTTGAGCCATTATAGATATTGTATCCTCTTCCACGTTATTTTGCCCTAGTTCTATGTATGTTTTACTGACTAAATCAACAGAACACATTAGCAAATCTTCATTAGACATTGTTTTTATTATTCTCATTTTCAAATTGTTTTTTTAATTTTTCTTTTACGTTTAAGTTTTTCTGTAAGTGTTGATGGATTTTACTCATGGCTTTTGGTTTATCCCAATTCTTTTGATTTTTTTGCCAACGCAATAATCTTAATTTTATTTCAAATGTACTTTGTTTTTGGTATCTCATTTTCTTTTTTCCCTCAGTCCAATAGTTTATAAAATCCTCTAACATATCTTTAGGATAATCAAAAGTCATAACCTCTAAAATAAATTTTTCTTTAGTTATATTTATATTACTTGTATTATTATTACTTGTATTATTACCTTTCATCTTTTTATGTATAGGGCTATCCATCTTTTTCGTAATACCTATACATCTTTTTATTATCTGCTTTTTAGCATTTCTTTCTACAATTACATTTATAAATCCTAATTTTTTTAAATCACTAATCCAACTGCTAATAGTGTTTTTACTAACTCCATACAATTCAGCAAAATAATTATTAGTTGCATAACAGTACCCTAACTTTCCACTTAATGCAGTTATCTCTCCGTATAAAAGCTTTGCATTAGGCTTTAAATTAGAGTACCTCACCTCAGCAGGTATTATGGCATAATAATTAGGCTTATCCATTAAATAATTTTAATTTTATAATGATGATTTAACATGGCAAACTTAATATTTTCAAATTGATTGGAAAAATCAAAGTAAGATGTTTTAATAATACATATAGCTTTACCACTTTTCACTTCTATACAAACTTGTACTTTTTGGCTTTCAACAACCCCATTTTGCAACAAGTGACTTTTTAAAACATCATCATTATTAAAAGTCTTTTTTGTTTTATCAATATCTTCAAATGCTGCATAGACTTTGTTAAAAGTATTTCTGTAAACTAAACAGGTTGCATAGTTATGTTTATGGGTATTCTCATAGTGATAGATTAAACTTCTATCCCTATTTAATTCTTTCCCTATTACTGTTCTGTGGATGTTCTGCTCTAGCCTACCTATATAGGCTGCTACTGCTCTAGCAACCTGTAATGGTCGTTTTCTACTTCTTAATGCTAAAGAACCTTTAGGCATGTTTAATACGCTTGTTGTAAGGTCACAAATCATTTTAAAATTTAATTCTTCAGTCATAATTAAAATGGTAAATCTTTATCATCAGTAGTTACAAATTCTGATCTATTATCGGTTGGATTCTCATTTTGATTTTCAAAAAACCATCCATCAATTTGATTATAATACTTTCCGTTATACTCCCTAGAATAAACATTACAGCTTATAGTAACCATATCACCCTCTTTTAACTTATTCATTTGTTTAACCTTATCCCCAAAGCATTTGATAGCTATGATGTTATTAAATTTTTCTTCTGTGTCTACTAAGCAGGTTTGACTTTCCCAAGTCTTTCCTGATTTACTTGTTCCTGCTTCAGCTTGTAACTTCTTAATTAATTTACCTTTTACTTCCATAGTTTTTTTATTTATTTAATTGATTATTTTTTAAATTCTTCTGATTCATCCTCTCCAAATACCCCAAGTTCATAAAAACCTGTAAGCTTCAATACTGCCCTGCTCATAGCCCTTTTCTCTGCCATTTCCATTACATACCAACTATTGGTGTTGCCATCCTTAAATGTATCGCCTTTTAGTGCTGATCCAAATGTTTGTATTGTATTTTCGTTTTTGATTGCGATAGCTTGAACAGCAGCAAAATTTGTTTCGCATTTAATTACATTGTAAGTAATATGTATATTTTCAATTGCTTGTATTTTTTCTATACCGCTTCTAGTTATTATTATATAGTGCTGATGCTTAAAAACATCATCTTTTGTTAATTCGTACTTAATATACTTTTCCTTTAAAATATTAGTTTTCATATTGTTGTTATTAATGCTTTATTATTACTTAGTTTATTATATAATTCCTTATATTCTTTTAGTTTGTTTTCTACTATCTTATTTTGCGTTATAGCTTCATTCTCTCCATATCTTCTTTTTCTATGCTCATACCAATATGATCCTTTTGGTTCTGGCTTATAATCAAAACATTCGTTTAAATTAAGTCCTGTTAGTTTTATATAAGTATCTAAAGCTTCATTAACTTGTTGTTGCGTTCCAAATATTCTAATACTAGGCTCTACTTTTTCTAAGTCTGTGAACCAA